TGACCCACTACCTAATCAAATACAACCTGAAACTGATACTGCTTGGCAAGAAACTTCAAAAAATTTATTAGACGAAAAGTGTAAAGATAATCAATATTTTAATATACATGAATTTAAAAATCTAAAAGAATATCTTGTAGATTACAAAGAACTATTACAACATTTTAAATCTCACCGTATTAATCAATTTAAAAAAGATGATAAGTATAAATCTAATTATAATAAATTAATATTTGACTATAAAAAGTTTTTAAGACTTCAAAACAAAGCAGTTAACTACATGGTAAAAGAATTTGAGATGAAAAAAGCTGCTCATGCTTATAGTAGAGCAAAACAAGACAAATCAGGTATTGTTGATCCACTTAAACTACACGGTTACAAATATAATGATGATATCTTCAAAAGATTAACATTATTACCTGATGGCAAAAATCACGGTTTGATGATGTTTATTGATTGGTCAGGTAGTATGAGTGATAAACTTACTGCTACTATTCATCAATTAATGAACCTAACTATGTTTTGTAAAAAAGTACAAATACCTTTTGAAGTATATGCTTTCAGTAATAATACAAGTTATAGAAGTGATAATGATTATAGTAAACCAACAATTTTTCCAGAACCTAAATATGAGAACAATGATATATCAGTTGACGAACATTTGTTACTTTTTAATTTTGTATCTAGTAGAATGAATGCTGCTGAATATGACCAAGGTATGACTAACTTATACTATCTTGGTGTGAAACATGAAGCACAAAGAAATTATTATAGAGTAAGAAATTTATCTTACATGACCGGTGAAATTCAAGACGAATGGAAATATTATTTACATCACGAACCAAAAGGTATGAATCTATCATCCACACCATTGAATGATTGTATCATGGCTGCTATGAAAATGGTACCTGCTTTTCAGAAAAAATATAACATTGATAAAATGAATACAGTATTTTTAACTGATGGTATGAGTGATGGTAATGATAGAAAAGTTATAACTGATCCTCAAGAGATTAAAAGAATAATGCAATCAGATAGATACTATGATAATAGTAGAAATCAAAATGCCATAACAGAAGGTTTACACTATGATAAAAATAAAATATTAGTTGATAAACAAACTAAAAAACAAACCTTAGTAAACTCTACTAGAGAAAATTTAACTGACGCTTTATTACAAGCATTAAAAGATAGAACTGGTAGTAAAGTAATAGGATTCTTTATTGAATCAAGAGCAAGAATTTCCAGACATACTTTAGACCAATACTTTCCAGAGAGATGGAATTATTACAGAAACAAAGGTGATAAAACTTTTGATAGAAAAAAAGTAATGTCTGAGTGGAGAAAAAATAAATGTCTTGTAGTAAAACACAATACAGGATATGATGAACTTTATTTGCTTGCGGCAGATAATATGAAAGTATCAGATGATAGAATGAAAACACCATCTGAAAATGCTAAGAAAGGTGAGATTAAAAGATTGTTTGCTTCTACTTTAAAATCAAATAAGAATAGTAGAGTAGTTTTAAACAAATTTATCTCATTGGTAGCGTAAATAGAACAAAATGAGAACAAAACTAATTTATAAGTTATTGAAATATAACACTTTTAATTTAGTTATTTGCTTGACTTTTTGCTCAAACTATGATAGCTTATAAGAATAATAAGACATTACATTATGAAAGGAAAAATGACTATGTTAAATACTGAACAAATACAACAAGTTGAAGCGTTGTATAAACATTTCGGCAAAACTGACTTACACAGAACCGAAATTAATTCACTTGTCAAATTAGGCAAGATAAAAGATCCAGGTTGGTTAAAATCTGATGATTATAGAGTTTCTAGGGGGATTTATTCTTTACCTATTGACGGTAACGATTTCTCACCTAATCTAAAAGATATTCCTCTTGTAGAAGAAAAACCAAAAACACAAAAAGCAGATGTTTCTGAAACTGTTAATCAGGCCGCTTATGTTGTTTCATCTTTAACAGGTAATATTGTACCTACTAAAGATCCTGTGTTTGTTCCTTGGGGGCATTTTAAAGACATTAAATCAATTGTTTCTAGTAAACAATTTTATCCTATATTCATTACTGGTTTATCCGGCAACGGTAAAACCATGAATGTATCTCAGGCTTGTGCTCAAACAAAAAGAGAGTGTATTAGGGTTAATATTACAATCGAAACCGATGAAGATGATTTACTCGGTGGTTATAGATTGCAAGACGGTCAAACTGTTTGGCAAAACGGTCCTGTTATCGAAGCAATGGAAAGAGGTGCTCTTTTATTGTTAGATGAAATTGACCTTGCTTCTAACAAAGTTATGTGCTTACAACCTATATTAGAGGGCAACGGTGTGTTTCTTAAAAAGATAAACAAATTTGTAAAACCTGCTGACGGTTTCAATGTTATTGCTACTGCCAATACTAAAGGGCAAGGTAGTGATGACGGTAAGTTTATCGGTACTAATATTCTTAACGAAGCATTCCTTGAGAGATTTCCGATTACTGTTGAACAATCATATCCTACAAATAAGATTGAAACAAAAATCTTAAATAATGTTATGACCCAAAAAGGTCTGACAAAAAAAGATGATGAAAAGTTTGCTGACAATCTAGTCACCTGGGCAGATATTATCAGAAAAACCTTCTACGAAGGAGGTATAGATGAAATTATATCTACCAGACGATTAGTTCATATTGTTGAAGCGTTTTCTATCTTTAAAAATAAGATGAAAGCAATAGAATTATGTACTAACAGATTTGAGTTAGATACCAAAACTTCATTCCTCGATTTATATACTAAAGTTGATGGCGGCAAAGATATCTCCACTTGGGGAAATCCAGTCGAAGAGGAAATGAATTCCGATGATAGTGAGGAAGGTAACATTGATTACTAAAAATCTATTTCATAATGTAGTGAGGAGGCGTCTAGTCAACGCCTCCTATTCTTTCTTTGGGTGTATAAAGGCAGTCCTAGGTAATATACTTAATGTATGGTTCAAATCAGTTGCGTGCCAAACCATCGCCCTTTTCATTGTGAGCTTGACAAAAAATAAGGATTATGATACAATATAGACAAGAAATAAATTAAATAATTAAATAACGAAAGAAGATATAATATGAGTAATAAAGAAAAAATAAGTAATGATGTTAGTTTAAAAGGCGTGAATGCCTTTCCAATACTAGATGAAATTGTTGAAAAAATGCCCGGTCAAAATACCTATACTATTCCGTTAAAGGCATTATTATTAACAGTATCATCAAATTTTGCTAGTATGAACGATAAAGAAAAAACAACTTTTTTGAGTAATATAGTAGATAATTCTTCTCTACTTAATAATAGTAGAAGTGATATTGTAATAACTGATACTAAGGATTTAGAAACACTTGAAGCATTTGCAGAAGTGGCAAAAAAATACGGAAAGAAAGTGTTTAAAAAAGCAGCGTGTATTGCCTATGGTAAAGATAATATCAAAACATTTACATTTACTGTGGAGGGTCAATGAGAGAATTTATAACTGAACAAGAGTGGTTAGATTTTGCTTTAAAAAACATAGCAGGCAAAAGAATACATAATGTTTCTAGTGGATCTGGTTATCTAGGCAATAGTTTAGAAAAACTGATACATGGAAAAAAGTTAAGTAGTACTGATGTTGACTTAGTTATAGAAGGAGAAGATTGGGAAATGAAAACATTTAGAGGCAATAAAACAATAAGTTGCTCTAAAACTAAAATTAATCCTGATGATGATACTAAAAATAGTTTTGAGAAACATTTAGATTATACTTGTAAGAAAATGAGAAATTTAATTTTATTCAAGTTTCACGAAGCATATTCTTTAAACGAAAAAACAGGAATAGAACTTATATCTGTTTGTAATGAAATTTTTATGCGAAAAGAATTAGTTGAACCAGTTTTCAAATTTCATCTATCAACCAGAGCATCAAGAAATAATACCGTATGGGAAAGTAATATCAATGTTGACAAATTGTTGAACTGTTATACAAAGGGTAGAAGCACTCCGCCCATATCTAATGACGAATATAAAGTTTTGCCAGATTTTCCTAGCCCATTTGGAATGAGTATGTTTAGATAATCAAGTGCTTGACAAAAATAAGAATTATGATACCATATAGATATGAAAAAAAATAAACAATTAAACAAAGAACTACCTAACTCAATCAAAATAGGATATATAAACTATCAATTTGATTTTTGGCCAGATAGTTTTTCTAGTACTGAAAAAGCACAAGGAGAATTTTTTGAAGAAGCAGGTAAAATAGGATTAAAAGAATCAGCGATACCAAGTATTCAAGGCGTGAACACTTTATTACATGAGATAATGCACGGCATAGTATATCAGTATGGTATGCAAGAAACATTGGATAGTAATGAAGAAAAGGTTGTGAATACAATGACAAATGGTTTAACAAATGTTCTTGTAGATAACCCATGGTTAGTTGATTACATAAAGAAACATATATGACAATAACAGTAGAAGTTAGAAACAATAATGTTGAGAAAGCGTTAAGGGTTCTTAAAAAGAAATTACAAAAAGACGGTCTGATGAAAGAATTGAGGATGCGTCAGCACTTTGAAAAACCTAGTTTGAAAAGACAAAGAAAACATAAAGAGAACATAAGACGCTGTAAAAAAGAACAAAGATTAAAAGAATTGAGAGATTAAAGGAATTACTTGATATGAAAAGGTTGCCCATATCAAATAATGTAATAACACGGCGACAAAATAACTTGAAGGAGTTGATATATTATGGGTAGAAAAGCCTTAACAAAAAAACAGAAAGTATTAAATTTACTTTCAAATGGTAAATCAGTAACCTGGTCTACTTTAAGAAATAAATTTGATTTAACATCACCTAGAGCGATGGTGGATCAATTAAGAACTGAAGGACATATGGTGTATATTAATCAAACATCAAACGGTACTTCATATCGTTTAGGTACACCTACTAAAGCGATTTTAGCTGCAGGCGTGAAAAAAGTATTAAGAGGTAATACTTCTGAAATCGTTGCTGCTGGTATCAGAGCTTTATACGGTAAACAAAAATACGCTTACTCTAACCAGTAAGAGTATCTACCGTATAAATAGTAGTATCAGGCAGCTCGTAAGTCCTGGTATTTAGAGGTAGAGTGTCTTCCGCAAAGGCACCGATAGAAAAAGGTTTAGGCAGTTTATCCTTATACAAAAACTGCCCTTTTTTTATAGTTAAAGTAAAAAACTATTATAAATAAAAATGATACGCTCATTGTGAGGTATCATATTATTAACTCGCTTAAAAGGAGAAATACTTATGAATAGAACCTTATCTATTTGGAACGACCTACGACCTTACGCTGTAGGTTTCGATAACATCTTTGACCATTTTAGTAATACACTAGAATATACACATAGTCAAAACCAATCTTACCCACCTTATAACATTAATAAAATTGACAATCTTAATTGGCAGATTGAAATGGCACTTGCAGGTTTCAATAAAAACGATATTGAAATTGAATATGCTGATAGTCAATTAACTATTAAATCAATTTTTGAAAAAGATGGTAAAGACGAAGGCAAAGAGTCCGTTCATAGAGGTATTTCCAAACGACAATTCACAAAACGATTTACACTTGCTGATGAGGTAGTTGTAAACGGTGCAGAATTGAAAGATGGAATGCTTCGTGTTGAATTGGAAAAGATAGTACCTGAGGAAAAGAAACCTAAGATTATCAAAATATCGTAGAAAAATAAATGAGGGGTGCTGCTTGACAGCATCCCTTAAAAATGATACAATAAGACAACAACAAACATTGAAAGATTATATAATGAAACTAAATGAAAATACAAAAGATATACTAAAGAACTTTTCTGAAATCAATACTAACATTTTGATTAAACCAGGAAATCAATTAGCAACAATCTCAACTATGAGAAACATATTTGCCAAAGCAACAATTTCAGAATCATTTGAAAAAGAGTTTGGCATATACGACCTTAACGAATTTTTATCAGTAGTATCAAGTTTAAATAAACCTGAAATAACACTACAAGATAAATTTATGACTATTGCTTCAGAAGGCAGTAAGTCAAAAGCAAAATATTTTTATTCTGACCCATCAGTAATTGTCGCACCCACTAAAGATGTTAATATGCCAGAAGCAGATGTTACATTTAGTTTAACAGAATCAAATCTTACTGAACTAAAAAAGATGGCTGCGATACTTAAAACACCTGACCTTGCGTTAGTAGGCGAAAAAGGTAGTAGTGTTGTATTAAAAATATGTGATAAGAAGAATGACACATCAAATAATTTTGATATTGTTGTTGGAGAAAATGCAACAGCAGATTATACTTTCTATTTCAAAGTAGAAAATATGAAAATGATATCAGGCAATTATGATGTTTCTGTATCTTCAAAATCTATATCACATTTTAAGAATACAAAACTGCCGATTGAATATTGGATAGCATTAGAACCAGATTCTACTATTTCCAAATAAGTTTAATTTTCAAATTGTGAATAAGGTGAATTATGAGTACAGATTTTTTATGGGTTGAAGAATATCGACCAAAGACAATAGATGATTGTATATTACCATCATCATTAAAAAAACTATTTTCATCCTTTATTAAGAAGGGTGAACTTTCCAATCTATTATTATCAGGCACACCAGGTATCGGTAAGACCACAGTTGCGAAAGCATTATGTGAAGAATTAAACTGTGATTGGATTATGATTAATGGTTCCGAAGAAGGTGGCATTGATGTATTAAGAAATAAGATTAAGAACTTTGCTTCTACTGTATCACTATCTGGTGGTAAAAAAGTAGTTATACTTGATGAGGCAGATTATTTAAATCCTCAATCTACACAACCTGCATTAAGAGGTTTCATTGAGGAGTTTCATGCGAATTGTAGATTTATTCTTACTTGTAATTTTAAGAATAGATTGATTGACCCACTACATAGTAGATTTTCAAATATAGAGTTTAGAATTAATCCTAAAGACAAGGGCAAACTTGCCACTAAATTATTTGAACGAGCAATATATATTCTCAAAGAACAAAATGTGGACTATGAAGAAAAGGTCCTTGCAGAATTAATCAAGAAACATTTCCCAGACTTTAGAAAACTAATAAATGAATTACAAAGATATTCAGTAAGTGGTGCTATTGACGCTGGTATTCTTGTAAATGTATCTGATGAAAACTTAAAAACATTAGTTACACATTTAAAGAATAAAGAGTTTAGTGATATGAGAAAATGGGTTGTCAATAATCTTGATAATGATCCAGTTAAAATCTTTCGTAAAATTTATGATAGTATGTATGATAGTTTACAACCAGAAACTATACCTCATGCTGTTTTAATTATTGCTGACTATCAGTATAAGTCTGCCTTTGTTGCAGACCAAGAAATTAATCTGGTGGCGTGTCTAACTGAATTGATGTCCCAGGTTAAATTTAAATGATACACAATATAGATTGTTTAAAATTTTTAGAAACAACACCAGATAATTCATTTGATGTTTGTATATCTAGTCCGCCATATAATCTTGGTGTTAGATATAGTGAATATAAAGACACTAGAAAAGACTATATAGTGTGGATGAAAGATGTTTGGTATGAAGTTTGTAGAGTTTTAAAACCAGATGGTCATTTATTTTTAAATCTAGGATATTCTAAAGACAATCCTTTTGACACATACAAAGTTGCAGAAAATGTACCATGGTCTTTACAGAATAATATCATATGGGCAAAGGCTGTGGAGGTTGATGGTCGAGTAAGAGGATATAGTATACCTCATTCTAGTAAAAGATATCTACAAAATGGTTGGGAACATTTATTTCACTTTACAAAAAATGGTGATACACCTATTGATATAGAGTGGTCTGGTGTACCTTATAATTTAGATTATAATAATGCAGAAAGAAATGCTAAACGAAGTGGTAAAAATTATAGAGCAACTACTAACTGTTGGCATATTACATATAAAAGTAAAGCAACAAAACAGATAACAAAAGAGATTGCAGGTGATAATAAACACCCAGCAATTTATCCAGAAACACTTGTTGAAAAATGTTTGAAAGTATCTGGTTTAAAAAAAGGAGTTGTATTTGATCCATTCATGGGAACAGGTACAACAGCTGTCGTTGCTAAACATTATGGTTTAGATTATGTGGGTTGTGAGATTGATAAAGATTATCATAAATTTGCAAATGAAAGAATAGCGAGGACAATATAATGTACGAATTAAAAGATTATCTAAACGCTATTAACTTTACTAAAAATGACTTAATGAAGTCCGAGGATAAGTTATGGGTAAAGAAATATCCTGCCTTTATTGTCAATAAGATGTTATCTGCTTTTTCAGATACCATAATGCTTGTCAATGAAATGAATAGAAATCATTTTCTTGATAAAGATATGCAGTTTCAATTTTTAATAAATAGTATTAGGTCAAGAAAGAGGTTTAGTCCTTTTTTGAGAGCGAATAAATTAAAAGATATTGAGTGTGTAAAAGAGTATTATGGATATAGTAATGATAAAGCAAAGTCCGCTCTTGATATACTCACCAAGGATCAATTGAAATTGATTAAGGAAAAATTATATAAAGGTGGGACAAAATGAATGAATTAGATAATAGTTGGCATCCCGAAAAGATGCTCGAAGTACAATTAAAAGAACCTGATGATTTTCTAAAAGTCAGGGAAACACTAACAAGAATTGGAGTTGCCTCTAGGAAAGATAAAAAATTATTCCAGTCTTGTCATATATTACACAAACAAGGAAGATATTTCATAGTACATTTTAAGGAGTTATTTGCATTAGACGGAAAGTCAGCAAACTTTTCTGATAATGATACTGAAAGAAGAAATACAATTGCTCAATTATTAGCAGATTGGGGTCTGATTGCTATATTAAATAAAGATATTGCAGAAAAGAAAGCACCTCTTTCACAAATAAAAGTTTTATCATTTAAAGAAAAAGGTGAATGGGACTTACAAGCAAAATACAACATAGGTAAAAAAGTAGAAGATGAAGGCACCGAAGTTTAAAGAGTTTATAACTGAAAAAGTACAAAGAAGCGACATACAAGTTGCTATCTTAACAAAAATAGATGCTGACAGCAAGGCTGTTGTTAGTAATATGATATTAAAGGAATGTAAAAAGAGAAATATTCCTTGTTATATTATTAATACATCTGAAGCATGGGTATCAAAAAATGATTTAGAAAAAGGTACTTTACTTATATCTAATATTGATGGTGAAGATACCGAGATAGAGTTTGACCTTTCAAAAACAATGTGTTTTACACGAGCAGGTGTTCTTGAAGATGAAACTGGACTAGCATTATTATCAACATTTGAAAATGCTGGTGCATTTATGATAAACACTAGAAACGGTATGTTGACTTGCGACAATAAAATGTCAGCATATATTTCTTTTGAAAGAGATAATATACCAACACCAAGAACTGCTCTTATTTCAAATGAAAAAGGATTGATTCATGCCCACGAAAAACTAGGTGGTAAATATCCTGTCATTATGAAAACACTTACAGGTACCCAAGGTATTGGTGTATCAGTAGTTGAATCTGAAAAGAGTATGGTTTCAGTTGCACAATCTTTATGGAAGTTTGGCGCTGCTTTATTGCTTCAAGAGTTTTTAAAATTTGATTTTGATATTCGTACAATTGTTGTTGATGGAAGAATACTGGCATCCACAAAAAGAATTAGTGCTAAGAAAGATTTTCGTTCTAATAGACATAGAGAGGCGACTACTGAACCTTATAAGTTATCAGACGAAGAGCGTATAGTAGTTTTACAAGCCGCTCGTTCAGTTGGTGCTTATATGGTTGGTGTTGACCATGCAACAGTTAATAATCAATTATATGTTTTAGAGTGTAATGGTTCTCCCGGTGTCGGCTCAGAGTTTGCTTTATACAATACTGCTAAAAGAGAAGATACATACATTGGAAAAACTACAACAGACAATGTGATTAAAGAATTATTTGATTATCTTACCCAAGATGTTCACAGAAAATACTCATTTACTAGAGAGGCAGGATTTCACGAAAGAGTTAATATTGATGGATACGGACCTGTCAGAGCAAAACTTGACACAGGAAACGGAACTGTTGCTTCAATGTTTCATGTTGACAAAATAGATGTATCAGGTAAAACTGTGAAATGGGAAAAAGATGGCAAGAAGTTTACAAGTAAATTACAAGGCGAATCTCAAGCAACTAGAATGGGTGATATAGATGAACGACCTATTGTATTTGTAGATTTAACTTTTAATAATAAGTTTTATACAGATGTGCCTATTGGTTTAACAACAAAAGATTCAAGAAGTACATTTCTTGTTAATAGAGATTTATTGACTAGATTTAAAGTCAATGTAAATCCAAATAGAAAGTTTGTTCTTTCTTCTTGGATTGAAAGAAGCGATGGTGATGATACACAAGGAGTTAATATCAATCCATACAAATAACGCTTTACAAAGCAACTAAAATATGATATAATACAATATGAAAAGGAGTGAATATGGCAAAGAATCATCAAACTGAAAACCCTCTATTTAAGGCATTAACTAAACAATACGAATCAGATATTGCAAATGCATATGCTACATTAACAGTTTATTTTGACAATCCTGTAGGTATCGGAGAACATCCTCAACACCTAGAAGAAATGGATAAACTAGTTGATAAGATAGCAACGGCTGAGGATAAACTAAAAGCATTGAACAAACATTTTAATAATACACAAATATAATTAATGAAATTTTATACTAGCGTCTTACCATATCGTGGCAAACTATTAGTGCGAGGTATTAATCAAGATGGTAGTCATAAGAAGTTTAAAGTACCTTATAAACCTTCTCTTTTTATTCCAACACACGGACATTCTCAATGGAAAACTTTAGATGGTCGTAATGTAGGTAAAGTAAAATTTGAAAGTATCTATGAAGCAAGAAAATGGATAGATGAATACAAAGATGTAAGCAACTTTGAATATTTTGGCAATACAAGATATCAATATTCATTTATTGCTGATGAGTTTCCTGATAAGATTGATTGGGATATAAATCAAATTAGAATATTAACTATTGATATTGAGTGTGAAAGTCTTAATGGTTTTCCTGATCCTAACAAGGCAGAAGAAAAATTAATTTGTATTACTGTAAAAGACCATGCAAATAAAAACATAAAGGTCTTTGGCACAGGTAACTTTGTAAGTGACCGTGATGATGTTCAGTATATAAAATGTGCTACTGAAATAGATTTAGTACATCGCTTTACAGAATTTTGGTGTAAGTATAATCCTGATGTTGTTACAGGATGGAATGTAAAGTTTTTTGATATACCTTATCTAATGAATCGTTTTAGATATCTTATGGGTGATGATTATTTAAATCAGTTTAGTCCTTGGGGTGTTGTAAGTGAGAATACGGCAAAGATTAGTGGTTGGGAACGCAAACAAGAACAAAAGACTTGGGACCTTATGGGTGTTTCTATTTTAGATTATCTTGACCTATATCGTAAACATACATTTATTAGGCGTGAAAGATATAAACTAGATTATATAGGTGAAGTAGAACTAGGTGAAAATAAGTTAGAAAATCCATACGATACTTTTCAAGAGTTTTATCAAAATGATTATCAGTTATTTGTAGAGTATAATATTCAAGATGTTGAGATAGTTGATAAGTTAGAAGATAAAATGAAATTGATTGCCTTACACTTGACAATGGCATATGAAGCGAAAGTAAACTATCAAGATGTATTTGGTCAAGTTAGAATATGGGATACTATTATATACAATCATTTACGAACAAAAAATATTGTGCCGCCTGCCGTTCAAGAAGATAAAAAGTCTAGTGGTTATGAAGGCGCCTATGTAAAAGATCCAGTTGTAGGATTTCACGATTGGATTTGTAGTTTTGATTTGAATAGTCTGTATCCTCATTTGATTATGCAGTATAATATATCGCCAGAAACAATGGTAGGATTTGACCCAAACAAAGTAAGTGTGAATAAAATGTTAGATGGTTTTATTTTAGATTCATCTGACCTTGACAATAAGACGATTACACCTAATGGTGCTATGTTTAGAACAGACAAACGAGGTTTTCTTCCTGAGTTGATGGATAAACTATATCAAGAACGAGTGATATATAAAAAGAAAATGA